CCTCAGGCGGTATTGCTGAGACAGTGAAAGGACGCGGATACAAGCTAGATAGCCTGCATCCTCACCGCGATTTGATAGGTCGCGGAAGATCTATAAAGAGACGGATTACTCGGGTCGGGATTGTCGTATGGCCCCGCAAACGTCGTCATACTGTAGACGATGAGTGGACCAATAACGCCATCCCGCACGCCCGCATAGAGTTGTGCATCGACGAGGCGGGCCAGTGCGTCGGCGCCAGCCTCAGACGTGGCGTGCCGGCAGTCGATTGAAATCTGCACCATCTCGGTGACCAGATCGCGTTTATATCCACCAGTGCGCTTGATGTTAATCGAGCGTGTCGGGAACTTTGTGGGCGTCACCCCAGCAGTCACACCGACGTCCGGATTGAGGCCGGCAAGATAAATGCGGACACCATCAGCGACGTCTTGAGGTTGGAGCAGCTCCGCCATCACGCACTCCTAGCTGCACCAAGAGCAGACGTGAGAACCTTGTCCTCCGCTTCCGCTTTCTTCGCCTCATACGTGGTCGCGTGGACAATGCCGATCGGGCGCGGCGAGCCCCCATAGCTGCCGTCAATGACCGTCGCTTCAAACCCTTCGCCTGCCTGATCGGCCACAGCCTCAGCCATGGAGGTGATGCGAGACCGGACACCGTCAGAGTTCAGGACAGCTTGAAAACCTTCGGAATGAAAATCGATCCTGACTTTTTTCGCCATCATCCCTCCCAGTCCACGAGTGCTGCCACGACGTGGGAGACCGCGCCGGTCGGTGACTTCCACGACTGCCCGGCACCATCTACCGCGTAGCGGACGCCGTCATAAATGACCGCGTCCTGCGCGCCAATCACAGTGCCAGGTGGCGCATATAGCGAGAATCGGATCGTTGAGTTTTGCCTGCCTTCAAGCACTTCCGACGTGGCCCCCGGCTGTACTGAGCAGTTTGCCAGCGTCACTGTCTCGGCAGGATTCTCATAATCCGGGATCTGTTTCCCACGCTCATCCACCCACGACGGGCGAACGATTGTCACGGTTTCCTTAGCGAAAGACGGCAGCATTATGCCCCCAAATACTGATAGAATCTCACTGTCATTTGAACGGTTCTAGACCGGCCAATAAAGCCCGGCAGGGCAGCCCGTGCGTGGAACGCTAAAGGCGTGGAGAGATTGGGCAGTCGCTCCCGAATGACAAGGCCCCCCACATTGTGGGGGCCTTCATTTGTCACGCCCTCCCCGGCAGTCGGTACAGATTCAGCGTGTCCAAATCTCGCTGCAGAAGCGAAATACCACCAGAAACGCCCGGCGCCGTCGTGGACCAGTGGATCGAAACCTGGCCGGCCTGCTCCTGCGTCGCACCAAGCGGCGAACTGATCGCATTAGCAACCACTTGCTGGATGATTTGCTTCACGTCTGCGACAGCAGCGGAATCGAAACCATGCCGCAAACTAATCTCAACACCGCTCAAACGCGGCAGATAGGGGCGCGCGAGCAAAATCTCGCCATTGTGCGAAACCTCAAAATCGAAGAGTTCTTCGCCATTGATCTTTAAACCAGCCACCGAAATAAGCCGCAGTGTGGGAAGAATTATCGTGGCGCTACCGTCGTAATCCATGACGATCGTTTCGTCCACGACCGGCGCAACATGCCACCGGCAGTAGCGACGAATCGCCGTAGTTGCCCCATCTAGCAAAGGTTGCACGCGTGGATCAGCCGAAGAATAACTGCCGTTCGTCCCCTCCGCGAATTCCTCGGCGCTCAGAAGTGCTGGATAGGTGGGCGTCGATGAATCTTCCGGAACGGTGACGGCGGTGGAATAGGCCACGACGATCACCCCTTAGAAGTGCTTTTGTTAGCCACTTGACGAGACTTGTTCGCTGCTGCCGTCGCGCGTTTACGCCGTACAAGTTTTGCTCCCAGCAGCTTCGCGTCCCGTTCGTTCAGGAGAAACGTTTTACCGTCAATCTCATATTCACGAACTCCCATGACTCCTCCAATCGAAATGGTGGATGCGGGGCTAGTCGTTTTGTCGCCTAGCCCCGCACGTCACTAGCTGCCGGAAACAGTCGTCTTGACGAACGCCGCAGGACGTGTGACGGCAAACGCCACACGCTCCTCAGCAAGGATCGCGACAAGGTTGCGGATGAAGAAATCGTCATGCGAATCGGTAATCGTTACAGTCGCATTCTCCCGATCCCACAGCACAGCCTTCTTGAAATCACCCACGATAGGAGTGCCCTCACCCACAGCCTCAGATTCGACCACAGGCACACCCCAGAGAGTGCGTGGACCGATACCCCACGGGCCGAGGCCCAGGAACTTACCGGTCGTCCCATCCTCGCGGGCTAGATCGATGGTCTCAACGTCGGTGGGGTGCATGAGAATTCCGTTAGGCACAGACCGACCAATCTTCCGGACTTTGCCAAGCGCACGGCGCACGGTCGTGAAAATGTCCGTATCAAACGCTTGAGTCTGGACCCCAGAGGTGTTCAGAATGCCGGTCAGGTTCTCGCCTGAGCCGTCGCCGGAAACGATCTGATCTTCTTCTTCCTCGGCAAGATCCTTGACCAGTTCATCACGGATTAGACCTTCAAGAGCAGACACGTCAGCCAGTGCCCGCTTCGTAGCAGGAACCCACTCGGCAATGGTCTTGACTGTGGCAGTCTCTCGCTGGAACGTCCACGAGCCCTCCGGCTTCACGCCGCCAGTGACGGTGGTGACGGTGGTGCCATCAATCTTGGCAGACGAGGTCGCCTCCGGAACCGGCGCAGCAGCATTCGTGTGCGTCAACTGCCGAACATACTCCACCGCATCCGATCCAGTACGACGCACCGAAATCAGGTCACGGAGAACAAGCTCCCGACGACCCAACATTTCGACGATGCCGGAATCCTCCGGAGTTACAAACGCTCCAGCAGACGAATCGGATGAACCGACAAACAGGGACTTCACTTGGATCGGATCCGACTGGACGCGAGCCTTCTCAGGGATGTGCCCGCCGAAGTGTTGAATCATCCGCTTAAACTGGGGCGATCCGGTCACCTGCTTTTCGAGAGGCTTCCCAGTGAGCGCACCAATCTCTTCCTCGGAAGGCAACTGCAGGCCGATCTCCTCAGCCATCGCCTTCATCTGTGCAGTGATGTCATCATCCTTTTTCGCAGCATCAGCATTCGCCTTCAGCTCTACAGCTTCAGCGGCCTTCGCTTCGAAATCGTGACGCTCGACTTCGGTCATTTCCCGATTCTCCGCGTCTGCCTTCTCGGCGATCTCGCGGGCGGCCTTTGCTGCGGCAGCAGCACGCTCTAAGAGCGCAGTATGACGAGACAATTTGCCCGTCCCTTCTCTAGCCAATCGTGGCTAGCTCAATGGATTTGAGATTCGCCAGGACTCGTGCGGACGGGTTGAACTTCGGCTCCTCGAACTTGACCTTGGGGACAATCTCGATACGGGCGCTACCCACGGTCGATCCCTTCGGTTCCTCGTTCTTGGCCTCGGCGTGACCGCTGGCCTTCTCCTGGTCTTCCTCACCACGCACAGCGGTGAGGACATCTTTTAGTTGCTTGGACGCGGCACTGATTTGATCGACCGCATCCGCAATCGTTTTCTCATTTTTCGCAGACAGGACGCGCCCGGCCTTGATTCCATCGGCGAGCGCATCAACTGCCGCTTTCACGGCGAGAATTTCCGTATCTTGATTTGCCCCAATCGGGACGATTGAAACCTCGTAGAGTTTTAGGTTTCGTAGCTCGTTGGCTTTCGTGCCGTCCCCCAGCTCAACCTGCTTCTCATCAAGCACATCGAAGGCGAACGACATTTGGTTTATCCGCTTACCCTTAATGAGGCGATAAACCTGAGCGGCTTTCGGATTGTCAAGATCCAACTTGCCTTTCACCAAAAGGCCATGATCATCTTCTTTCGCCTCGACAACCGCGCCGATGTTGTAATCCGGATCTGACATGTTGTGCCCGAAAAGGACTGGCAGGACGTTTCCAGATTCTTTCCACTCGCTCAACGTATCGGCGAAAGCACCCTTTGCCACCACGTCTCCATAGGAATCTGGCTCACGCGTGAACGTCGAAGCGTACGCCTCGAAAATGCCTTCATCGCCGTTATCGCTAGCTTTGACCTGGGTTTGGGTTTGTTTGATTTTCATACCAGCCCTCCTCCGGGCAACAAAAAAGCCACCCGAAGGTGACTAAACAAATGAAATGGATACGGCGCAGGTAGGCCGATGACAGCCGTAAAGAGAAACGACCCCGCCCGCCTTAACTGGTAACATGCAGGGTCCAGAGTTTGACGCCGCATCCATACGAATTAAGGAATAGTCAGCTCGCTTGTGCAGGTGCAGTTTGCGATTTCGTCAACATCGCCACCCGCGCCAGCAATATCGCCCGGCCACTCCATCCCATTACTATAGGTTTCGTCAATGCTGACAGTCTCACCATTCATAGCCGCATGCGAAGGCCGCGGATTAGACGATGTGACAAGCCACGTTTTGGTTATGCCTGACCGCCCCGACTGTTTACCCATCTCAGTGATAGCAAATGTTGTCAGCGTGGTTGCAAGCGTGATCCCAGCCTGCACGGCACGAGAAGATTCAGCCTCATCAAAAACACCAGCCGGTGTGGACTTCTCGGCATCCTCACTGACATCATCATATAAAGCGGCCTCGATCTGATCGCGTGTCGTTTGATTGATCGCCGATGCACGAGAGTTGGCAACCGCGCGCAAGAACTTCTCCGTGCGCGCCACCGAATAATCGTCGGCAGAATAGCCGAGCGCTTCAGCGGTTTCCTCGCCAACCTTCTTCGACACCTCGACAGCCAATGCGTACAGGTCGTCGCTTAGCTCTTCATCCCACCTGGCGCCGTCCCACCAATCGGAATCTTTCGCTCCCAATTCGGACAAGACAGCGGCGCGTTGGCGTTTGAAGAACTTTCGCAGCACGTTGGCAGCCATTCGAGAATCTTCCTCATCTGGCTTGCCCTTCACCTTGAGAGGAGCATGCGGCGCTTCGCGGGAAAGCTCCACACCTTTCGATGATGGGAGTGGCGCAGATACAACATTCTGCGAACCAGAATCAGTCGGGGAAGCCTGACCGCCAATCAACACGTTGAGAGGAATAATCAGATCATCGCCACCCTCCACACTCGGAAGGTTCTGACGCGCACGTGCCTCATTTCGGCTCATCCACGGCCCACCCACAGCCGTCTGCATCGACGCCGCTTCCTCTTGGAAGGACCCGCGCATCTTCTCCTTGATGTTGAACTCGAGATACACGTCAGACAAGCCAAAATCGGGGAGAACCTGGAGACTCAACTCTTCTTCGATCATCCGTAGCCACGGGCCGAGAGTGTCCTGATACAACATCTTGTGCTGCTCAGTAATGTTGCTGAACGTCGCCTTATCGAGGATCCCGATCATCGGCGGCGGAATGAAGAACGCAGATGCGACCTCCTCGCGCGTCAACTTCCGCGACTCGATGTACTGCAACTGTTGAGACGTTTGCGACGCGGCCACAAACTCCATCCCATCCTCAAGGATCGGCGTGCCACCAGACTCAGGACCGCCACCGGTATATTGCGCGCGCCACGCCCGCGCAAACTTCTCTTGCGCCTCCCGCGACCATGCAGCACCGGCAGGACGTTTCAAATACCCCGAAACCCGAGCACCATTCCGCAACATTTGGGCACGCATCCGCGACGCTTCCCACTCTTCAGCAAGAACCTGCCGCAGCGCCTCAAGCGGAGGAGCACCCCACGTCTCATCGGCAGCATACCCATGAAACGCCACCACGGCGTCAGCAGCAACAACCTGCTCGCCACGAGTGCCGCGAATTCGAAACCCGTCTGGCGTCAACCAGGATTGACCGATCGGTTCAACCAGGCGCGGCGGGATCCTTATCAGCCCTTGCGGAGCCGTCGCGTCGCCCTTCACCTTCAACAGGTAGGCGACATCGAAAATGGCGAGATCCTGCACGAGCCCATCGATCAGCCGATAGTGGGTTGTCCACGGGTTCGGCTTCGCAATCAACTGCGCCACCGCACTCTCCGTGTCACGCACCCGGTCAGTGTCTGACACTCGCCGGTAGACGTGCAGGCCCAAACTTGCGATATTCCGGCCAAGGAACGAGACGACAGTGCGCACGCTCGCCTGCGTCTTCCAAATCTGCGCATAGTCCGCCGTGTAATCATGCGTCAGATTCAGCGAGTAGCGGGGCAACGGCTGTACACGGTCAAGCGCACGCACAGACCCTTGAGAGACAACGAATCCCACGATCTAGCCTCCCAACGCCTGCACGAACTCCACTCGAGACCGTTCAACAACCACTTGACCATCAACAGCCACCCAGCCGCCTTGATCGTCCTGCACTTGGCAATCGCCCAACAACAGAATCGGACCAGACTTTTTCAACAGCACACCGTTAATTGCCCGTCCAGTCACCAGGTTCACGATCACACGATGACGGACAGCGACATTCCACCCAGGCACAGGCACCCCCTCTAGACGACCAACAAGTCACCGTCTTCATATGCGGACACGAATTCGTCACTGTCAGGCATCCTGCTTGCATCCCACAAGGCGCCCGTGACAGCCACCAACGGTGCACAATCAGCGGGAGACTTCGCACGATCCCACGCCCACGCCCCATCGCCAACCGGTTTCGTCACAGCCACCGCAGCAGCCACATCGAGAACCGGCTGCGGACGATGCCACAGCAACGATTTCGACTGGCCAGCCATAACATGCCCAGCCGTCATATCCCACAGCCGGCCCGACGCAATACCAAGATTCGCGCCAGACCAATCGACCACGGTCACGCCCTCGATCCCTTCAAGGCGTTCGATTAGACCAGACGCGGGAGCCCCACGCGTCTGCACAACAACCCTCATCGGAGCTTCGGGCGAAGCACGCTCGGCGAACCAGTCAAAAATCCAGTCGGTACCAACACGCGACGCGGCAATCTCCACATGGAAATCGCCATCAGCACGCATGCCAGCCACACCAATATGTGCATGTCCACGGTCAGCTGACACGTCAACACAAAACGAAACCGCATTATCTTCCGGGATCTCCGAAAGAGGATCAGTGCCGGCCTCCCACGCACCTGGCGGAAACGGCCCCTCAAGCGTCCCATCAGACCATTGACAAAGACACTCGGTGCGGAAAACCCACTCCGGATCAGTTGACAATGCCGAAGACAAAGCCCTCTCAGTCAGCGTGTATCCCAGCGACGGATTGGCCATCGCCCATCCGTCACGGTCATTCGTCTCACAACCGGGCGGCGCGGACCATTCGAAAATCCCTAAAGAATCATCGTCCAGATCATCAACAACAATATCCGGCTCATCGGGTACTAGTTCGCCGATCTCACGGTTGATCCCATCAGGATCCCCAATCGCCTTATGGGCAATCTTGCGCAGATGACGTAGCACCACAGACGTTGCGTCACCAGCGTTCGACAATGCCCAGATCTGCGCATACTTCCGCGCCAGAGTCGTTTTCGTAACGGCGCCCCACGCGTCCCAATTCTGGTGCTCACGCAACTCGTCCATGATGACCAAATCGCCGGAAAGCCCGCGTCCACCACGACGATTCGCCGCCTGCACCTTATAACGTGGGCCGCTTGTCAGTTCCAGCGACTTCTTGCCATTGACGCGAACCACGCGTTTGATTTCCTCGGATAGGTCAGGCACATCCTCCGCGATCTCCACCGCGCCCTGCCAAACCTCTTCCGCAATGTCGAGGTTCTGCGCGGTACCGATGACCAGACCGGCTGCCCGCACATAAAGAAAGAACAACGCGAGCACCTGCGCCAACGTCGATTTTCCGTTCTGACGGGCCACCAAAACAACAACTGTGCGAAAACGAAACGTCCCGTCCGCGCGCAGTTCTAACGCATGGATCAACAGCCACCGCTGCCACGGGAACAAGTCAATACCAAGAATAAATTCCGCGAACTCTATACACGCAAAACCCGCAGATGTTGATTTTGTAAGCTTGCGTAGTGGTGGCGTAAAAACCCTCGGTGTCTCACTGCCGAGGAGAACGCGATTTCTCCCTTTCACGGAGCGCCTTGAGTTTGCCACCTGAGCCACCCTTCTTCTCCTCCAGCACATGCCGCGCCTCGGGAGTAAGACCGAGTTGATCCAAATATTTCAAAAACGAACCGAGAGAAACGTTGTCATTTTGGGGGACCGCTGGACGTCCTTTACCGCCGTTGTCAGCAAGATCATCGAGAGCCCAATCGACGATGACATCCCACGCATCAATCTTGTCCGCAAGCGCGCGCGCACCAGCCACCGCAGCAGCATCGAGCTCGGTAAGATGGATAGCCGCTTCAATTGATTTATCAAGAGCATCGCGGACGTCGCCCACGCTCACCACCTCCGTGAAGGATTACCCATCGGCAAACCAGGGCTATTCGCCAGACCATTCCATCCACTGAAAATCTGAACACCGTCAGAATTATCAAAAGCAGCGAACCACTTCGGCACCGAAGCCAAACCCCGCACCATATCCGCGCGTCCACGATTACGTACACGCCGTAAACATTCATCCGGTGGCAGCAACACCACAAAGATGTGAGTGGCGCGCACCAACTTTGCCCACCTCGCACGAGCAGACGACGAAGCGGCAGAACGAATCACCACAGCCCGAGCGGAAGGATCCCTACCCAAAGTGGCAAGAGCATCAGTAAATTGGCGCTCCGACTGCCACTGCGAATCGTCACGATCATAAACTCTCAAACCACTAGCTCGCGCAGCAGTCGTTTTCCCAGACCCAGGAGGACCGCACAAAATAACAACTAGGCGAGACATGCCACCCCATCCATGTATATACATACATCGCGCGCGACCCTATGCCTCAGGGGGGAGAGGAAGACTGCCGGCCCCCTCAGCTCCCTCTGAATATTCTCAGTGATTTATACGCCCCTACCCGCATATTTATACATTCACCATGCGCGTGATTGGTTCCCGAGCGTGGTGGTTGCTGTTGCGGCGTTGTTGCGGCTTTTGTTGCAGGCGAGGTGTGAGGCTCGGATGTTGGCGGGATCTTCTGCTAGCTCTGGATGGCGGTCGACGGTGTAGACGTGGTCGGGTGACCATGCGTCGGGTTGTCCGTCTGGGATCGTGTAGTCGATTGGCTGTCCGCAGATCCAGCATGGTGCTTGGTCTTGCTGGTCTCGGTTTCGGCATCCTGGCCGGATGACTTCGCGCCACCTCCGGGAGGTGCGTCCTCTTCCTTTGGGTA